CCTGCAAGTGCAGCTGATGATCGAACTTTTGTTACGGATGCAAATGGTAATTTAACAGCAACTGCCGTAGGTACAAACCCAATGAACACTCCTGATAATTCACATCAAGGAGAAAGACTTTTAGACAAATATGTTATATCAGGAGGAGGAACACCTGCTTCTAGTATTAATTTAACTGTACCATCAGGATATACAAGTACCGATTTAAATACTATAAGAAATTTTAGAATTGTTATAACAGGTCTTGGAATAGCTAGTGGTGCTGATTGGAGAGCACTTTTTACGCCTTTGGTAGGTAAAGCAGGTGGATCAGCGAACAGTAATATGTATACTGCTGGTTCAAATTATTCAGGAGATCATATGCAACTAGGTGTAGAGGGTAAAGGTTCTGTTAATGTTTTGATGACTGAACAATCTAGTAGTCAGCGTTTTTATGGAACAGCTCGAAATGTTTTTAGAGAAAGTAATTCCGCTAGCAACAATATAGATTTTTTTGTTAATGAAGCAACTGGAGGTGCTAGTAATGCTCTAACGTGGAATGGGTCTCAGAGTCTTTTATTTGGAGAAGTTACTTCCGATTGTAATAGTTCACCAGTGTTTGTTAGAAAAATGCAATATATTAACAATCAAAATACAGGTAATTATTACGATGAAATGGGTATGTTTCCTACTTATGGAACGTCACTAACAGATGGAAATAATGAGGGAAGACACAGTATGGGAATAAAAATAACAAATACTTTAGGTGTTAATTTTACAACAGGGTTTGTAGAAATGTATGGAATGTTTAAAGATGGAGTAGTAAGCTAATGGGTAAAATAGTTGTAAAAAAAATACAATCTCAAGCAAGTAATACTGCTTTTACTATACCTTCTGCTGATGGTTCCGCAGGAGAAGTTTTAAAAACAGATGGTTCTGCTAATTTAGGTTGGACAGATAAATCATCAAAAATAGGAAGTGCTGGTATAGATTATACAATGCCTCCTTCTGATGGAGCTGCTGGTCAAGTATTACAAACAAATGGAACTGGTGGAGTCTTAGAATTTGTAACTCCTGCTTCTAATCCATTATCAACCCCTGATGGAAATCATCAAGGTTATAGACTTTGTGATAAATATTTTTTTGGTTTAAATGATGCAGCTAACGCTAATTCTGTTACTTTGACTGTTCCCTCTTCTTACACAACTAATCCTTCAGATGTATTAAGTATGGAAATTTACATGAGTGGAAGCGGTAGCGGTCAATTAGGTACAAATGATGGAGAGTATTTTATTTATCCTTTAGCTCAAGACGGAACTACAACTACAAGAAAAGCAACAAGCGATACCACTATGATGCAAGGTTATGGCAGTTATTATAAAGATTTTAATAGAGACTTTAATTTTGGAACTGACGCTACTTCAGGTAATAGTGGATATTTTAAAATGGGCCATGATTATATGTCTTTTAATAACGATGGCACCACAACAAGATGGAATGGAGGTAGAGGAACTTCCTTTCAAGCACATCCTGTTGGTCAATTACTTTTTAAATGGTGGAATGCTAATGCATTTCCTCAAGCGTATTATGAAGGTTCAATAGGAAGAACTAATTATTATAATCAAGAGTTGCCTGGTCAAAGAATTTATTCTAAAGCAGCTAATTACTCAACTACAAGTGGTTTTCATAAAACAAGTGCTGCTAATGTAAAGCACAGCATGGGTTTTAGAATACAAGGTTTTAATAACGCAACATTGTGCGATGGTGTCTTTATGTTGTTTGCTAAATTTAAAGATGGCGTAGTATCTTAGGAGATTTAAATGGTATCTAAATTAGTTACTAGCTCAATTGTATCAGCAACTTCAACAGATTTAACTCTTCAAGCTAGTGCAGGAAAAAAAGTAAAATTTAAAGTTGGTGAATCAGGATCAGAAATGAGTCTTCCTTCTGCTGATGGTACTGCTAATCAATTTATGCAAACAGATGGCAGTGGTAATTTAGGTTTTGCTACAGTAAATTCTGAAGTTCAGTCAGCAACTGCTAAATATCAATTTGATAATCAAACTATGCAAGGACCTATCTTGCTTAGAGTTTGGGATTATGATAAACATCCTGTTGCATCTGAAAATTTGCAACAAATAGATATGCTTGTTCCAAATGATTTTATACCATACAATCGAATAAGTTCTTTTATTATAAAATGGTACAATGTAAACTTTTCTTTTAAAAATGGAATTAATAGTCAAAATACTGTATGGGTTCATACTTTTGTAAAACCATTAGATTATGAAGGAAATTCTTTAGTACACAATAATACAAATTTTAAAATAAGAAGTGGCACTACTTTTGTAAATGGTAGCAGTAGTTGGAATTCTAATTATGATCAAACTGGTAATGGAAAAAATGGTCAGTGGAGTAGGTCAGGTGGTAATCCTGCATACTATACAGTAGAGGATGTAGGTTATAGAATAATAAGAGGCGAGAATACTCAAATAGGTATTGTTCCTAGCACTAGCAGTCAAAATACTATGATTCTTAATCAAATTAACAATCCATGGAGTGTAACAAGTACAAGAAACAACAATCATCAAGCTAATTTTAGTGGAGAATGTATTATTCATAACAGACAAAGTTCTTGGAGAGCAACTACTAATTTTAATTATCAAGGAGCAAATAGTTGGTACAACAATGGTTATCCTGCTATGGGTACTAATCAAATGGGTCAAGAAGCTGATAATTCAACAAGTAACTATTATTTTATGAATTATAATTATGCAGCAGGTGTAAAATTAAGTATGTTACCTCATCAATTTACCACTGCTAATAATGGTAGCAGTGGAAGTAGTGGACAAGTTACTGCTAGTCATTTTGGAATATCAGGTGGAAGATTTGAGTTTTGGATAAATACTGTACCTGCAAGTTATTAAGATAATTTAAGTTGATTAAATATATTAAATAATATAAGTTTTAAAAATTAGGAGTATTAATATGGCGTACACACAAGCAGATTTTGAGGTATTTACAGTAAGGCCTAAAAAAGCAATTCGTAATGCTGAAGGCGTAAGAGTTGTTGAAGACTATACAGATGCAGAATGGGATGAAGCTAAAGCTGATTGCCAAGCACTAATAGACAATTATGATGCAAATCTTTTTGAAGCAATTAGACAATACAGAAATAAATTGTTATCTGATTCTGATTGGGCTATGCATTCTGATTCACCTTTAAGTAATTCTGAAAAAGAAGCATTAACAACATGGAGAGCAACTCTTAGAGATTTGCCAGCATCTAAAACAGATCCTGATGATATTACTGTTCCAGATTGTCCTGTTGATTCTTTAGGAATTGAAGTACTTCAACCAAAAGTATAATAATGAGTGAAGAAAAAAAGGACGAATGGGTTCTACAACAAAAAGAAATAGAAGCACTTCATACTATGAGAATAGAACACAACTATGATGTGAATTTTTCTGTTATTAGCGATAAAAAAGACTTCTTAGACGCTCTACTAGAAATTGACTCGACCGAGTTAGGTAATCAAATTAAGCAATTAATAGAATCTGAAGATAGACAATTCACAGTAGAGTAGTGTAAGTTGTTTATATTACAGGAGTAATATAAAGCATGGCTTTCGGTGCAACTACATATTCAGAAGATACCTATGGAGGATCCGGTGAGTTTACACTTAGCGTTACAGTCTCCGTCACATCTGTATCAGCTACTGCTCAAGTAGGACAAGCTTCTGCTGGACAATTTGTAACTGTAATTCCAACAGGTGTTTCTGCAAATACAATTGCAGGAAGTGTTATTGTTTCAGCGGCTCGTACTGAAGATATAAGTGGTGTTTCAGCAAATGTTTCTTTAGGGCCATACTCAATTGCTACTCAAGGCAATGTAAGTATAGTTATAGAAACACCTATAACAGCTACTATGTCTGTAGGTAATGAAACTGTTAAATTTGGTGTAACTTGTTTCCCTTCAGGTGTTTCTGGAACAGCTACATTAGGCAATCCAACTATTATTGCTAATGTTCTTGCTAAACCTCGTCAAAATGAAGATTTTGTAATAACAGTAAAAAGCACTAGCAGTGGTAATAAATATTTTGTTAATGGCATTCAACAACAAATGCCTACTGCATTGCACAAAGGCTTTACTTATAAGTTTGATCAGTCAGATTCGAGCAACAATAATCATCCAATAAGATTTTCTACAACACCTAATGGTTCTCACGCAGGAGGATCAGAATATACAGATGGCGTAACTGTAGTAGGAACACCAGGTCAGGCAGGAGCTTACACACAAATTACTGTAGCTGATAATGCTCCTTCTCAACTTTATATGTATTGCACAAATCACAGTGGTATGGGTTTTGGTGTTACTGTAGGTGTAAATGTAAATCTTTTAATGACATTGAGCGAAGGAGATGTTAGTTTATCCATGGGAGCAACAGCGTTTCCTTCTGGCGTTTCAACACTAGGTCAAATTGGAACTGTGTTGGTGCAAGAAGGTTCTACTGTTTTCCCAACAAGCGTTACTGCCACTGGTGAAGTTGGCGAGTTGGTGTTATGGCAAGAAGTAGATACAAGTCAAACACCTAATTGGACAAGGATTGCTGCATAATGGCTACATATAGTAATTTAGGAATAAAATTAATTCAAACAGGTGAAGAATCTGGTACATGGGGTACAAGTACAAATACTAATTTTGATCTTATAGATCAAGCAATTGCTGGTTATGTCAGTTATGCAATGTCTGATGCAGATTTTACTTTCAGTATATCTGACGGAAGCTCTTCTGACGCTAGAAATAAATTTATTAATTTTACAGGAACCTTAACTTCTGGAAGGACTATTACCTTTTCTCCTTCTGATTTAGAAAAAACTTGGTATGTAAAAAATGCTACTTCAGGAGGTCACACTCTTACTTTTAAACAAGGTTCAGCAGGTAACACTATTACACTTCCAAATGGTGCTACAGCTATGATTTACGCTACTGGTCAAGGAGCTACTAACGGATCTATTGAAAACGGTATTGGAACTTTGTTAGTAGATGGTCTTATCCCAGAAGTAACAAATACAGCTAATATAGGAACATCTTCTAAAAAATTTAGAGATTTATATATTGATGGAATTGCTTATTTAGATCAAGTAGATATTGATTCAGGAGTTATTGATGGTGTAAATTTAGGAGCTAATTCACCTATAACTAATTTACAAGTAGATAATGTTAATATTGACGGCAATAATATTAAGTCAACAACTAATCAATTAGCATTTGTAACAGGTGGTACAGCAGAAAGAGTTAGAATAGATGCTTCTGGTAATATATTTTTTGGTGGCATAACAAGTACATCACAAAACGCAAATGCTAGTGCTTACATAGATACAAATACTACCTTAAAAAGTTATCAAGGTTCAGGTATACAACACATTACATTTTTAAATGGGGCTACAACTGTAGGCTCTATTAGTAACAACGGAGCTAACGCTTCTTTTAATACAACCTCTGATTATCGAGTTAAAAATAAACTTGGTACAATAGAAGATGCTGTTGAAAGAGTTTTAGAGTTAGATCCACTTCTTTATTCTTTTATAGGTAAAGATGATGTTCACGAAGGTTTTATAGCTCACGAAGTTGATGCTGTAGTACCTAATGCAGTTACCGGTGACAAGGACGCTGTTGATCCAATAACAGACGCACCAATCTTACAGCAATTAGATTTATCTAAGCTGGTTCCTTTACTTACTCAAGCTTTGAAAGAAGCAATTTGGAAAATAGACGATTTGCAAGAGAAAGTGGAAGAATTACAAGATGCCGTTAGCGAAATTTAATTTCAGACCTGGAATAAATAAAGAAACAACAGATTATACAGACGAAGGTGGTTGGACAGACGGTAACCTTGTTCGTTTTCAATCAGGTCTTCCACAAAAGATAGGTGGATGGGAAAAGTATTCGCAAAATTCTTTTTTAGGTAGTTGTCGTACATTGTTTGAATGGTCTGACTTTGACGGCAATCAATATGTAGGTGTAGGAACTAATCGTAAATTTTATGTATTAAATCAAGCTGTGTTCTATGATATTACACCATTACGATCCACAGTATCAGCTACAGACGTTATGACTACAAATGGAACAACTACTGTAAAGTTTACTGTTACAGGTCATGGTTGTGCTACAGGAGATTTTGTAACTATATCTGGTTTGTCAGGTCCTGTTAATGGTATTCCAATAACAGAAATAAATGCTAATCATGCTGTAGCTGTTGTTGATGCTAATAACTTTAATATAACAGTTACTACTCAAGCTAATGGTTCTACTTCTAATACGGGTGGGACTTTAACATTTGCTTTTGAAATACCTGTTGGAGAAGACTTACAAAACCTTTTAGGTGGATGGGGCTCTGGTACTTGGAACGCTGGTTCTTGGGGTTTTGGTGCAACAGGCGACTCATTTAGATTATGGAATCAAGATAATTACGGCGAAGACCTTATTATGAATTATAGAGGCGGTGGTATTTACAAGTGGGACGAGAGTGCAGGCACAAATACTCGTGCTACAGATATTACTGCTGATGCAGGAGCTATCTTAGCTCCAACAAAAGCAAACCAAGTTATTGTCTCTGAAAGAGACGGCCATGTTGTTGCATTAGGTGTTGATCCTATTTCTGGTGCTTCTAGAACAGGAACAATAGACCCAATGATAATAGCAATTTCTAACCAAAACAGTGCAGTTGATTGGCAGATACGAACAGACGGAACATCTACAGCTGATCAGATTGAGTTAAATCTAGGTTCTGAGATTATTGGCGGGCTACAGACTCGTCAGGAAATATTAGTATGGACCGATATCGCATTGTTTTCATTGCGATTCGTAGGGGGACCCCTGCCCTTTACCACTTCTCTCCTCGCAAGGGGTCCCTCGATACTAGGTCCAAATGCAGCGGTCAATGGAGCCGATGCAACATTTTGGATGGATAAATCTAACTTCTATGTTTACACAGGTTCTGTTCAAGCATTGCCTTGTACTGTAAAAGAATATGTCTTTAATGATATTAACTATGATGAAAGATATAAGATTTTTGGTTTTTCTAATCAAACTTTTGACGAAGTAGGATGGTATTATCCTTCTGCTGGTTCTAATGAAATTGATAGATATGTTACATATAACTATGTGCAAAGAACATGGGCTATAGGTAAAATGGAAAGAACAGCTTGGATTGACTACGGCATTTATCAAAAACCAAGAGCAGCTGGTGGTAGTTCACCAGGCTATGTTTATGCTCACGAAGTAGGTTATGATGATGACGGAGCTCCTATGGATAATGTATCTATACAATCAGGTGATATTGATATAGGCGACGGCGAACAATTTGCTTTTGTTAGTCGAGTTATACCAGACTTTAAGTTTATAGGAACAGACGGTGCTGGTCCGCAAACTGTTGATTTAATTGTAAAAATGCGTGATGCACCAGGTGGAACATTAGTGGCTGATGCTACTATTCCTGTAGATGCAGAAACACAAGTAAAAAACATAAGAGGAAGAGGAAGACAGTTTTCTTTAAATGTTTCTAGTTTTAATGACGGAAGTAATAACAATGCTAACCGTCTCGGAGTTGGTTGGAGATTGGGCTCTACACGACTCGATGTTAAGCCAGATGGGAGACAATAATGCCACGATATGATATTAGACAGGCCTTCTCATCATTGCCTCGTTTTACACAAGGCAACATAGATGCTGAACAATTAAACAGAATGGTGCGTACATTAGAACAAAACCTTTTTCAATTGGATTTAAATGTGGTACCTTCTTACACAACTACCGAAAGAAATGGTAGAAAATTTAGTCCAGGTGGGCTAATATTTAATACAACGATGGAAGTACACCAAGCGTACGACGGCAATGCTTGGAGAAATTTATATTTACCTGTAGTTTATCCAACAGGTTTGAGTTTAACAAGTTCCGTGGGAACAGTAACAGTGGTGACATCGTAATGGGTATATTAGGTTTATTAGCAAGAAGTGGACAAACAGCATTAGGGGCTTTAAGAGCAGCAAGGGCAGGAGCAACTCCACTTTTAAAACAAGCTGTGCCAACAGCTCAAAGTATTTTAAAAAGTGCTAGTAATCAAGGATCTAGATTTATTAGAGGTGCAAAACAATCAAGTGGAAGACCATTAACTGGATCATCAGCTGAAATTGGAAGAAAAACAGCATCAGCCGTTGGAAGTCTTGGTCAAGCAACTAAAGTCGTAGCTGATGACATAACAAAAATTGCACAATCAGTATTACAAGGGGCAGGAAAAACTAATGCAGCATCTAAAGCAGCAGCTGTTCAAAAAGCTATCTTACAAAAATATCCTGGTGCGGGCGAAGTTGCCGCTTCTTTAGCATCACGCATAAAATCAGGTACAACAAGTTTAAGAGGTTTAGATATTGCTGGAGCTTTAAGATCTAGTCCTGCTTTTTTAGAAAGTTTAGGAGCTAGCACTAAATCAGGCATACAAACACTTATTAATAGTTCTACGGGTCAAAAAATTGCAAGTAGTCGATTAGGTAAAGGAACTAAAAATATACTTGATAGATTTAATAGAGCTACAAACCCAGCTATTAAAAATCAAGCAGCAGACGATGCTTTTGGTTCTGTTATGGCACAAGGTCGTAATATAGGTTCTCAAATTGGATCAAGTGTAAATAATCAGTTTAATAGATTAATGTCAGGAATTGGAGGTTTTTTAAAATCTACTCCAACAGGTAGAGAATCCTTACGAAATTTTAGCTTTAGAACTGGAGCTCCATCATCAAACGTAAGTAAGTTTCCTATGGGATCTTATAGAGGACCTACAAACACAGCTTATGGCTCTACAATACCTAACGTCAATACATCTTTTGCTGCAAAAACTACAGCACAAACTATGGATGATTTAGGAATACCTGCCTCAAGAGGAATAAGAGATCTTTTAAACTTTAGTAGACCAAGTAAGCCTCTTTTAACTACACCAACTATGGGATTAATGGAATCTGGTGTTCCAACATATACATTAGGAAGTATAGGTAGAGGATTAGCGGGAGCTACAGGAAGAGGATTAAAAGGTATAGGTAGTTTTAGTATGAAACATCCATTCATTGCTGGTGGACTAGGAACAGCTGGCGTAATGTATGGCCCAGACGCTTACGATGCAGCTACAACAGCTATGTTTGGTAAATCTCCTGAACAACAATTTAGACAAGGTGTAGGTTCCTTAATGGGAACAGAAGAAAATAGAAGAAGAACTCTTGGTGATTTAGGTGCTTTATATGCACAAGGAGAGTTAGGAGAAGCTATTGGAACACCAGGTGCTAGAAATTTATCTCAACAACAAATGAGACAATATCTTGGCGGTTCTATTTTTGGTGATGAAGGTTATGCTAACATACCAATGAGAGGTGGAACAGGTATATTTGGTGGTGAAGACTCTCCTACTATGGCAGGAGATATATTTAATAATCCTGCTAGAGAAAGTATTATGAGACAGTTTGGTACACAAATGAATGACGAAGAAATAATGGAAAAATATGCAGAGATACTAGATAAACAAAGAAAGAAAAAATCTCTTGATGCTGAAGATCTTCAGTTCCTTATGATGTTTGAAGCTTTAACAAAACCTACAAACTTACCTACTGATCAATTTAGGAGAAACGCAGGTTTTGAATCATCAAGAGCAAGACAAGATGTACAAAATCAACTAGGCGGACAGTTTGAAGTTATAGACTACAATGAACTTTACCCTACTTACGCTCAACCACAAACAGCAATTAATATGGCTGAAGGTGGAGAGGCTTTTCCAGACTTAAATAACGATGGCGAATTAACATATGCAGATATTTTAAAAGGTAGAGGTGTTGATTTAAGAGATGGCGGAGAAGCTAGTGGACCAGGAACAGGAACAAGTGATTCTATTCCTGCAAGATTATCCGATGGTGAATTTGTAATGACAGCAGAAGCTGTAAGAAACGCTGGTGACGGAGATAGAAAACAAGGTGTAAGAAAAATGTATGCCTTAATGAATAGTTTAGAGGGTAGATAAATGACAACTCCAGTTAATCAAGGACAATATACTTTTACAGGAACTCTTCCTAGTGTAACAGATGCTACTTATGGTGGTAATGTAGAATATAATTTAGCAGACCCTTATATAAGAGCTTTAACAGAATTTTTATTTAATCAGGGTTATTCTTTTTCTTCAAAACCTCCACCTATTGAAGCTATTACAACTCAAGTAGCTCCGTTTAATCCACTAGAACAACGTGCTCTTGATATGACAGCACAAGGTGTAGGTGCATATCTTCCATATTTTCAAAGAGGTATGGAGGCTTATGAAGGTGCTCTTCCTTTCTTAGGAGAAGGTGCATCTGTAATGAGAGATGCTTACCCACTTTACTCTGAAGGAATTGGTGGTTTAAGAGATGCCGCTATGTTAGCTCGTAGTGGTTTAGCTCCAACAGAGCGTGGCATATACGAAGGTATGAATATGTTACAAGCTGGTCTTGGTTCTTTTGACTCTGATGCTGCTAACTTTTATATGAATCCTTACATGGAAGCTGTTGTAGAAGATCAATTAGAAGATATTGATGAATTTTATGACAATAAAATAACTGAATTAAATATAAATGCTGCTAACTCAGGTCTTAGAGGTTCTACAAGAGCTGGCATGATTGAGTTAGAGATGGAAGAACAAAGACAAGAGCAAAGACAAAAACTTATAAACCAAGCTTTAGCATCGTCTTATAATCAAGCACAAAATCAATTTAATATTGAGCAACAAGCATTAAGAGGAGCTGCTCCAACTATGGCAGGATTAGGTCAAAGTTTTGGTCAAGCTCGTTCTGGACTTGCTGGTTTACTTTCTCAACTATCAACAGGTATAGCCTCTGGTGGTCAAAACTTTGCACAATTAGGAACTGGTTTAGCAGGATTTGCACCAGCTATGCAAAATATAGGTTCTGGATTTATAGGTGCTGGAGGTACTTTACAAGGATTACAAGGTGCAGATATTGCAGCTCTTGCTAATGCTGGTAGAACTGCAAGAGGTTATGAACAATCTTTATATGACACACAAAGACAAAATGCTTATAACATTTATATGGATCCATTTAATAGAACAACTTATCAACTTGGTTTAGCTCAAGGTATACCAAGCAACACTATGATGATGGGTCAAGGTCAAGCTCCTATAGCTAGTCCAATGCAAACAACATTGTCTGGATACGCTCCATATGTGAATCCATACTCTATGTTTAACCCAAGTGGTTTTGGATTTGATCAACGAGCATACGGAGGTTAATTATGTTTAATCCACCAGTTATTAAACCAAAAGGTTATGCTTATGGAGGTTTAGTTAATCAACCTTCTTTAAGACCTGCAACAATTCAAACTGAATTAGATGCTTTAACAAACGATTTAAGAAAAACAAATAAACCTAAAAAAACAAAAGAAACTCCTTCTAATGAAAAAGAAGAATTTAAAGATGCTGAAGAGTTTAAAGAATGGGTAAAATTAAATACAGAATCTGATGAAGAAACAGATGAAGTATTTTTTATTCAACCAAAAACAGGCGAAAAGATTGCAATAGGCAATTCTCCTGAAACAAATGTTTTGTTATATGAAGTATTTAAAGAACAAACTGGCAGAGAGGGTGACGCTCTTGATGCTATTGCTGATATGGATATTAGGCAATTTCAAAAATCTCCAACACAATCAAAAGATTTTTCTCTTGAATTAGAAACTATTAGAAAAAACAAACCAACAGGCAGTGCTGAAGCTATGGCAGCTTATAGTGCTGTTCCCTTTGATGGAAGTGTTGTAGGAACAGTGCAAAAAAGAATGGCTATGTATGATTTAGCTAAAAAACAAGCT